ATAAGCTGTGCCAGATGCAGGGGGATTGGTAAATGTGAAGGTGGTATTGCCTGTAGTGGCAAGCGAGAACACGTTACCTGTCTCACAGTTTACCGTTGGCGTTGTGCCAGACAGTGCAGAGTAAGTTTCGTTGTAGCTACCTGCTTTCAGTTCGTTTACAATGTTGACATCACCGCTGCTGTCGATGCGCATACGTTCTGTGGCAGAAGTGAAAAATGTCTGAGAGGTAAGACCCCCACCAGCAGCTCCATGTTTTAATTCACCACTAACAAACTGCATGGCATTTCTTGCATCACCACCTGCATCGTGAAAAGCAATAATACCGCTGTTAGGTAAAGTTAAACTACCACCAGTAAGCGTTGTTGATGTTACTCCCACCAGTAAGTTACCGCTGCTGTCGATGCGCATGCGTTCTGCGCCGTTGTCTGTGGCAAAAGCAAGGGTTTGTGCATCTATTCTTAAATCGCCATAGTCTGATGTGGCTCTATCGTAGGCTTGGATGTAGCTGGTTGTACCGGGGGCAATCTCTACACCGTGCTGGTTTGTTCCTTCGGACACGGTAAACTTACTAGGGGGGTTGCTCGTGCCAATCCCAACGTTACCCGTACCAGTAATTACTAGGCTGTCTCCGTAAAAACCTTTAACTCTAAACGGCCCTGAAGTCGCCATATTGCTGGTTTGCGCTGAGTTATCTATATCAAGAAGATAAGTATTGCTAGACCTACTTGCCTCTGCGCCATCCAAGGATAAACTCGTAGCACTCGCATCCCAGAAGAACTTTGGCGTGGTGCCTGTGTCCTCGTAGAAGCTGATGTCGCCGTTGTTGGCTATGTTTAATGCTGACTTGAAGGTGATTGCAGTGTCTGCCGTAACTGAGCCAGATACTGCAAAATTGTGTACCCCAAGAGCTTGTTCATATTTACTTGCGCCTGACTTTGTCGCCGCTGCTTTCCATCCAGAGTTAAAATAAGCATTGCCCGTAATGTCTATTTGGTCTCCAGCCCCCCAGATAGCGGCTTGCTCTGTGCCAACTTCAATAGCATAACCAGTTGACCATGTATTTGTTGACGCCAAACCTATTGCAACATTCCCATCAACAGTCAGCCCATCGCTGGTCAAAGTACCCGTGATGTCTACGCCTGTGCTGGTGGTGGCGAGTTTGGTGTTATCATCAAACCTAAGTTGAACTGCACCACCATCACTGGCAAGGATGTATGTTTTTGTTCCTCCACCGTTGTTAATCTCAATATTACTACCTTCAAGCTTGAGATTGCCAGTACCAGTTTCTTTAATGTGACTTGCTGTGCCACTATGGAAAATCTCTAGATCTGAATCAGCCCCCATGATGATTTTGTCGTTGTCACCGAAGTTAAGATCACCAGTCATGGTATCGCCAGCTACATCAACAAACAAAGCGTTTGCCTGCGCTTGGGTGTAGGTGTTTCCCACAGATACAGTTCCGTAGGCGATTACATCAACGGTATCTCCCACGTTCGCGCCAGAGGCCAACACAACGGAAGTGCCATTCGTTGCCGTGAAATCTGCCGCAGAGAGCTTGGCTCCGTTAAGAAAAACCTCAACAAGCCCCGCCGTATACGATACTGTAAACGCCGTTTGCCCCGCCGTGGCCGTAAAAGTGGTTGATACATAGGTAACAGGCTGAATGTCAGAGGCGATTGCAGAGACGAAAACAATAGCATCCCCTGACAAGTTAATAGCCGAGCCGCCGCCGCTACTCTCGGAAGGAGTTCGAGACAGTGTTGTGCCGGAAGCGGTGTATGTTCCGCTTCCAATTTCCCAGTTAGAAGTGCCGTCCTCTATGACGTATCGAACAGAATCTCCGTTTGACACCCCCGCTGCGGCAAAGGTCTGGTATCCGTCTACGACCGAACCCAGTGTAATTGTGCCCGTCCCCGTAGTCGAGGTCGTCATCTTGGCACGATTTACCAATACTACCATAGCGGCGCTCCGAACTTAGTGTTTATGCAATACGGATGATAGCGTTTGAAGCATCTGCCGTTGGGAAAACAATCTGGAAATCACCGGAAGTAGATGACTTGTCTGAACCAAAGTCCAGAACGATTACAGATGGATCACCCGCTGCTGTGTCGTTGTAAATCAAAGCACCACGCGCCGTGATTGTCGCTGACGTAAACGTAATGTCCGCAAAGTCTGTCAACGCTGTTGTGCCAGATGTTGTCGGAGTTACGTTTGTCAGCGTACCACCACCCGCAGTGTATGTACCTGAGTTTGCAACCTCGTTAGTTGCAGTATACGCTGTAGTAGATGCGTCAAAAGAGGCGCTGTTATCGTACAAAGCTAACTTGAAGGTGTTAGCTCCGTTAGTGAAGTTATGCGTAGCTGTCATCAATTCTTGTTTGAACGATGTACACATGAAGTTGCCGCTAAATGCCATTTTAAAGTCTCCTTATAAGGTCGGCCATGTCAGGGTGACCTGCGTCTTTGAGAGCATTATACACAGAAGTACGGTCACTGTGAATAGCTTGCCTCATATAATAGGCCACCAGTTTCTCCAGATGCCTAGAGAAGGCACGAGCCTGATCCCTGATTGCTGGATGCGCTGAGTCTGAAACTGCGATGATTTTCTCTACGCATTGTTCAGACAATTCATCGGGCGTTAGCCCACGGTTATCTGTTGTTTTAACCTGAACTAAGGATTCAGACTGTGGAACACTTAAATCTAATTTAAACATTACTGCTTCTCCCTTATAACTTTACCTGTGCGGTACTCATCTGTTGTTTCCTTTGCTTCGCCTAGCATCTTAATACCAACAATCGCTTCTTGGAACCTCTGAGCGTACATAGCCATAACATCTTGTTCACCCTTCATGTAAATATACGCCTCAATGAGAGCGCCGTACAAAAGAGCCATTTCCGCGTTTTCACTAAGCCACGTTGTATTATCTTCACCATCAAGGGTGATGCTGCGAGGGCGGTAGAAGTAATGAAGCTCGGCAGTGTATGACAGGTCCGGTGTTGGTGCCATCAAAAAGTTATCTACATCAAACTGACAGTAATACTTCGGCTCTCCTGTGGTGGTTGAATCAGGAGTATATGTCTGAACAAAGCTCGGCTCTTTAAACTCAACAAAGAATTTATCCCCATTTGTTCCTGTCATGCTCAACGAAAACGGCGCAAGGAAATCCGTAGGTACTTTTATATACTGACCTGAAGCACTCGTTAAAGCCGTTGCGTTTTTGCGAAACAAGCTGAGTTGGACATTCTTTAATATCCGCTCCTCAGACAGCCGGATAAACAATGGTATGTTTCTAACAAACCCCGCCTCTTCGTACTCTGTGTAGTCTTTAACAGCCTGCTTTAGCTGCGCGTATGTAAAACTCATGTCGTTACCACCGTTACTGTTCCAACGGCCCCTTGAGCGACCAAGTTATCTGGAGGGCTGATGCCAGGTATGTAGGCAAACCCTACTGGATTCCATCCCCACTGTAGCGCCCTTTGCTCGGCAAGGCCAGACTCAGGACGTGGGTTCATCAACGCTTGGGGGTCGGGGAACGCTTTCGGCGGAAACAACTGAGGGTGTTTTTTCTCGAACTCATCGGGGCCAACCTTGGCACCAGTCCACTCTACCTTCATCTCACGAAGACGGTAGCGGCGACCAGACCGATCAGATATTCCCCAAGCATTTTTTCCCGCAGCGTAAGGCATTAGAACCTCAAATAAGCTAGGCTAGGTTGCAGTTTCAACGGAGTACGGCCCTGATCCTCGTCCGCAGCGCGTTGAAACTCTTCTTCGTAGATAGTCTTTAGCATTTGAATCCGATCCGGAGCGCGTTTAATTGCCATATAGTATGCCAACCCCGACACCATACAAGGATAAAACCGGAAAGGCATGTCAGTTGTGTTTACCAAATCGTCCGCATCCTCAATCCTACGCACATAGTAGTACCGAATCTGGTCGGTTGAGTTTTCTGGAACGGACCAAAGGTACAGTTTCGGATCAATCTGTCGATCCAACCAGAACTGGCTGGGCCTGCCCTGCGTTGTTTTGTTCGGCAACGTGGCGTAATCACCACGGCTAATGCGCTGCACCTCGT